TAGGAAACATGCACCCAGTCTGGATTGTTGTCATTACCAAACTCCCAGATTAACTGATCAAATGGTAAATTATCTTTAATGTAATTAAACACATCAGCATTTGTAACTCCATTGGTACTGCCATCCATATCAATGTCAATCGCTTGACCTTTGCAATGCTGACTGGTTGCACTTCCGTTAATCTTGGCATTCAACTCTTTGCTTCTATACCCGGATGATATATGAATTGGAACGCCAAAGTGTTCTCTGATAGGCTCGAATATCTTTTCAGCCAATAGCATAAAATTAGCTATATGCTCTCCAGTTGGCATATTAGAAATCTGGTTACGTTTTGCTGATTCGCTGCGAGTAACTTCGCTTAGTGAAAGGTGTTCAGATAGTTTCATTTTTTTTCTTAAATATTTTCTCTGCGGATGTTAAACCTAAACAACCAAAAGCCAACAAGGCTACTGATTCAACTAATATCGTTGATGGTGCAGTATGCTCCTCACTAAAGGAATTATGGTACATAGTAACACATAACGCTATTACGCAAAGCAATCCGCATAAACGCTTCATGCTTAAACTTCCACTTTCATCACAAAAAAACTGTTTCATTTTAATTTATTTTTAAATTCCAATACTGCTAAACGCTGCCTAATCTCTGCTCTTTCAATTGCAGCCGATTCTTTTATGTTAGTCATTTTCTCAATGATTTCCATTTTCATATCTGCTCTTGATTGTGCCGCTGCTGCCCTGATTGCTTCCATTTCAATCGTTGTTCCTTGAGGAGGAATAGCTTTATTTTCAGCGGTTACCACAACTGCAATTTTGTTATTTAAAACAGTTATCTGATTATTTAAAGTGCTGACTTGAGTAAGTAACCAGCCAATAGCAGAAACACAAATAGGCAATAGCGTAAAAACTAACTTTTCAACTAATCCGTTTTTGCTTTGATTGGCTGCAAGTGTTTCAGCTATTTTTTCATTACGTTCCTCTTGTGTCATAACTTTATTGCATAACCTACTGAATAACCACTCATTCCATAACCAACGCTAAATAAGCCTCTCTGCCGAGTTTTAAATGATAGGCTAATGTTGTGATTCACTTTGCTATAATCTTGGCTCATGTCACTCCTTATGCCTAAATACAAAGCAGATTTCTGCTTGGCTTCTATATTTTTAGTGATTGTGATTGTTTTTTCTTGGATTTTGGCTTGGAATGACCTGCCGATGATTCTGTTTTGGCTGATGGTATCTGTGATGACAAAGAGGTTGCTATCTTGTCTGATTGAATCCAAATACTCCGTAGCTTGGTTATAATCTTTAACAATGTATGTTGTATCATAGCTTTTTGTATTAGTGAAAATCGTGTCTAAAACTTTAAAAGGTATTCTATTTCCTTTGGTATGTTTTGTGAAAGTTTTCACAGTAAAAACGGTATCTATTTTAGTTTTAGTAACTGTCCTTGTTGGAATCCTAAGTTCAAACAAAAACAAACACACTAAAACCAAAATAAATATTATTCCGTTCTTAATCATTTGATTTTGTTTGTTGCTTTGATGTAATACCTAATGGCAAATACTCCACTAATTATAGCGACCAGAGAAGCTATTAAAGTTACTATTGGTTGTACATTTGCAATAGATAATACTGCACCTGATACACTTACTACGGTCGCCAAATCGGCGTTATTATTTGTCATCTTTAATTTGAGGTTTTAACTGCTTGTCTAATTCATTTAAAATTGTATTGACTTGAATATAAGGCGATGTTGATTTTTCAATTACTGAGTAAATCGCATTCCATTCAATCACAGTCAATTCTACTTTTAACATTTGTGGTTCTTGTGTTGTTTCTTGGTTTTTCATAGGGTTGTTTTTTTGTCAAATATAGTTAATTATTGGGTTGTGTTTTTGTCAATAGTATTCCAAGGCAAAGGTAACGTAATCTCCAGAGGGTTGATTTGTAAAGCAATATTAGCTTCTAATTGTAATTGCATATCTTTAACGGGCAATATTTGCTCTAACCAATTTATCACTTCTTCTTCTGTTACATCTGCATAAGGTGTAAAGTTTTGAGGATTAGGTTGAGCTACGCTTGATGAACCATAAATTTCTGCAAAATATGTTTTATCCCCATTTACTTGTGTAGCGTTATATCTCCAATGTATTACATTAATTACATTTGCTAATTTTTCTGATTCTACTGCACAATTTAGTTGGGCAATTACCCATTGAAAATTTGTTTCCATATTATTTAATTAATGCTTTTAATTCTTCTATTTGTGCTTGTTGCTCTTGAATGGCGGAAATCAACAACGGAGTTAATTTTCCATAATCAACAGACCAAGGATTAGTTTTTTCAGAATCTCCGCCAACTCCAACAACATAAGGATAAATTTCATAAACTTCTTGTGCAATTAAACCAGCCGATTTAATAGTTGTATTTTCACCTCTGAACATATCAAAGGTGCAAGGATTTAAAGCCAAAACCGAATTTAGTGCATTTTTAAGTGGCTTTATGTTTGTTTTTAATCTAAGGTCTGATGAACTTGCATACTGCATTGTGCCACTTGAATCATAAATTCTTCCAGTTTCAACATTCCCATCAGTAAGAAATTGAATATATGCACCATTTGATGTATTTTCATGCCTAACTACTAATCCGTATACAGTTGATGTTGATGTATTTGCCCAAATACGAGAAGCTGGATTTGTACCATCTCCTTTGACATAAAATCTTGTATTTCCGATAGTATTTGCACTATCTCCAATATATACATCACCACCTGATGTGATACGCATACGTTCAGAACCACCAAGTTTAAAGAATAAATTCATTCCACTTGTTATCTCTATCTCAGCATCAACATTAGCATTTGCGGAATTGGCGTTTAATTCAATTTTTTTACCACTTCTTGTAAATGTAGCAACACCACTTGCAAGTTGTAAATCTCCACCTAATGTTATCCTTAACTTTTCCGTAGCACCAGTATAAAAGTCTATTCGTTCAGGAGATGTTAATCTTATAGGGTCGGTACTTGCAGTAATTTGTACCGCAAGATTGTCCGCAAAAAATGCTCCACTTCTATTATTATCTGAACGATATGCTATTAATTGTCCTGCTGAACGAACCTCTAAGTTACCACCAGATGTAACAATCAATCTATTAGTTGAATTCGTAGCAAATGCCAAGGTATTTGCAGCCGATAAATACATCCCATTTGTTGGAACAGTTGCACCGCTGGGAATGAAAGCTGATGCAGTTGCAGTTGAACTAAACGATGCACTCAACCCAGCTAATGCAGTTGCCAAAGTTATTAAACCAGTAGATCGTGTGATCTGCAAAGGCGTATCAATTAATGCACCAGCATCTGAGTATCTACGAATGAAAAAATCAGCACCAGCATTGGATCCTGATTCTGTTCCTGAAACCTCTAAGTTTATACGATTGGAATTATCTGATCTAAAACTAAGACTTTTTGCAACAGATACATTTGCATCCAAGTTGGCAATCAGCGCAGATGCCCCACCATCTAAATGTAGCTTTGTAGTTGGGTTTGCAATACCAATTCCGAACTCGCCAGTTTGCAGTAAAGAAACTAATTCAGCAGTATTTGCCTCGCTGAAAATCCTAAATCTGTGATCAGACTGCACATTTCCAACCGACCATTTATTTGATCCAGCACTTGCAAATCCTAAAAATCCGTTGTTTGTTGATGTTCCGTTTATCCTTGCAATAATCCCAGAACCGAAAACATCCAGCGGAGTTGTTGGCGCATTGGTTCCGATCCCCAGTCTATTGTTTGTATCATCATAAAACAAGTTAGCATTGTCCTGACTTAATGCACCCGAAGCGCCGATAAATGCCAGGGATCCTAAAGTCAAAGCAGTAGTTATGGATAAGGTTGCAACCGAACCGACTAAAGTAATCGTGCCATCAAATCCATTTGCATCACTAAATACCAAAGACGAAACAATGTTTGGCGATAATTCCACATAAGCACTCCCACTCCAGCGATATAATATGTTTGTATCTAAAGCGATATAAATAGTATCAGCAGCACCTACCAAAGGGAAAGCCGCAAGACTGGCATATTCCTCAACAGTACCAGTAAATAAAGAAGCCATCTGAGATAGGGTAATCTTTCTACTTATCCCAGTTGTCGGATCCCCTATTATTGTCAAGTCATCCAGCGCAGGAGATAACTCCGTTGCTAATTGGTTTATTTTTTTCGATTCCATTTAAAATTGATAATTTGAAGGTACTTGACATCTATCATTTAAGAACGGTACTGTTAAGGTAGTATCTAACTTTACACCAGCCAATAAATCGGGATCGCTTTCAGTAAAAAAACTAAGCGGCATACTTTGCGAAGGCGTCCAGGTTACTATTGAATAATCTTCCGGATATCGCAACTGCGCAACTATATCTCCAGCAACCTGAGTCATGTCCGATAAAACCTCTGTTTCGTTTGTTTCTTCCATCAGCATCCGATCCATAAAGTAAAGACTAAACGAATAACCGATTTCCTTTGCCCCTACTGTTGCACCAGTCAAAGTAAAAAACATAGCCGGGTAAGTTACCTCGCCATTGCTTAACCTTTCCCATACATCGCCGAAATAAACAAAATTAATTTGCTCGTGATCGTTTCCCAGCTTGGTCAGTTCTTTTACTATCTGATTTAATGTCATTTTTCTTTGATTTTTCTAAATAAACTTTCAGCTTATTTTGATTTTTGAAATTTACTTCCTTGCTCATTTAACAACATCCTATATTCCCTTGATATCTTTCCTCAAAAGTTTTCCTGCGCTTACCATCATCCGTATAGTCATCATTGCAACAAGCATCGCCTAAATACATACTAACTGTGTAACCTTCGTTATCTGGTTTGATCGAATCAATACCGGAACCGAAATTCAAATAATTAGGATATAAAGCATTGTTCTGCTTTAGGTATTTAATTAATCTCTGCTTATAGAACTCGGCTCTTGCTTTATATCTATTCGCCACATCAATCATGTCCTGCATTGAAGGCGATTCCTGATTTTCGCCAGTCTTGCGTAAAAGTCCTTTGTTGTAAAATTGAAACGATAATCCCTGAGGTAATTCCGACATCACGAAATAAATCAAGCAATCTACAATGTAGTCATCAAGCAAAGTTGTCTGCAACTGGGTATATGTCGCAGTATCAACCGCAGTCTGCAACTCGTTGTATAATGCCGAACCCAATGCCGGAAGAATATACATGTCCTGCGCAGTCTTGATCTCAGGCAGTACAAGTTTCTCATCTACGTTTGCATGTAACCCGGTTCGATCTTTGATTGATTGAACGGAAATAAATAATGTGTTCTTGCTCATTTTCTTGTAACTATATTAGAAACCCATTTGTGTCTGCAACTCGGACTATGTTTGTCTGTGTCTGGATCTGTGTACCATCCGCCTCTCCGGTCCCAAACAGAATAACCTAATCTCGCACTTAGTCCTTCAATCTCGGAACGTGAATACATCTTTCCAGCTTCCAATAAAGCAACACAAAAAGGTCTGCTTGTTTTCTTATCCGTATTGTTGAATCCTTGTTTCCACTCGTAGGAATAACGAATCAAAATCTCTTTAGTCTGAGGCTGAATCTTTACCAGAATATCGCCTAAAGGCTCTGTTAATATATGCTCTGTGATAATGTTTTCATCAATGCCCTCTCCGATTGCATATTCATTGACTTGAACGTATCCGTTTTCAACCAGAGATTTGATTACCAAATTAATAGTATCAACACTCTGATCTAAAGTCGTTGCCAAAACATCAGCAGTAATGCGCTTATCCTTTGACATCAAATCCAAAACATTGGCTTGTAACTGGCTAACCTCGGCAAACATCTGATGCTCTGAATCATCATTAAACCTTTCCTTTTGCTTCCAAACATGAAACTTATCCTTTGCTTCGCCAAACTCAAAAAATGCGCTGAAATCCTCTGAAAATTGCTCTGCTTGAACTACCCGAACTGTATCTTCAGCTGGTTGATATTTTGTCATGTCAATCCCTGCCTTTTCTAATAACCACTCTTTAGGTGCTATTTCTTTAAGCAAGTTTTCTGTAAACTCAAAACCGATAGGCTCAGTCGGGATGATGCTTAATTCAGGTTCTGCAATTCCTTTGTACTTAGCCAACATATTGAACACACTTTCTAAGTGCATTTGCTTACTATTTACATAAGTATTTTTGAAAATCTCGTAACCATCGCGCATTTCAGAACGTGAACCCAGCTTTCCAGCTTCAGCAATACCGAAAATGGAAGGAGTTGTGATCTGATGACCGCTGAAAATATTAGTCTGAATTAATGAATCTACACGCCCGAAATCCTCTTTTGTAATATCCGAGGTTCCCAGATCATCAACTATTGGCTTTCTCGCGCTATCATTTACAAAAGCTAAAATGAATTTCTTGCCGTCGGATCCCGAAAATCTGTTAGTAAAACGCTTTTCAATGTTACGCTTCTCCTCATCTGAAGGCTCTCCGTTTGGTAACGTAATTAGTTTACTTGCGCTAAATCCAGTCTGAGCATTACCAAGAACGTGCTTTGAAATTTCAATATCTGATTCGATGTAATTAAGCGCACCGAAGTAACCAGGCAAAGAATAAAAACCCATGTTCGGTCTGTATTCCTTAACGTAAAGGATTTGTTTTCCAAATGGATTAGCCGGATTAAACGCTGGGTAAACTTGCGCTTTTTCATTCCGATCATTCCACTCCTCTTTATACCAAAATTGTGTATTGTCTTTATTTGTTCTGATCTTAGTATAATCGCAATGCCATATTTCTGAAAGCAATCCGGTCGCTGAAAAGATAATCTCTAAATAATAACCGCCAAATAATTCCGCATCCAATGAAACTTTCCTTGTCAGATCGTTAAGGCTTTCCATCCGATTGACTTTCTCAATGAATTGCTCTGATGCCTCGCTACCTTTCCAGCCATTTGCTGAAATATAATGCACCTTACTTTTAATGATCGCATTATGCTTTGCAGACTTATTAAAAAGATCAACTAAATAATTCGGGTAATCGTTGCGATCTCCGTACTGAATGTATCCTTCGCCTTTCTTTTCTTTAAATTCTGGTTGCCTTGCCTCCGCAAATGTCACTACTCTTAGATCCATTATTG